AAAGGGAATTGAACCAGATGAGCTTAAGAAAATAGAAAAGTTTGATTTCCTAACCCCAGAAATAGACCAATATATAACCAGAACAACAGCCGAGAAAGTCGTTATGATAAGCAACACCAGCAAAATCGCCATAAAAGCCATAGTAAACGAAGCGGTCGCTCTTGGTGCTACAATAAACGACATGAAGCAGGAAATCGATAAACTATATCTAGACCAGATCATCCCGAACCGAAGCAAGACGATCGCAAGAACCGAAGTCGTGAGCGCGTCGAATTATGGAAGCATAGCCGGAGCCAAACAGACTACACCGAAAGTTAGAAAAATTTGGATTCCCACATTTGACGACGACACGCGCGAAACCCATCTCAGCATGAGCAACCACCCGGCGATCGGACTAGATGAATTATTCGACGTAGGAGACGGCAAAGGAGCCTATCCCGGAGACTTCGCACTCCCGGCCAAAGAATCCATAAATTGCCGGTGCGCTATTGGCTATGAATACGCGGAACAACCGGTCGCAGTAGAAGCACCGATCGCAACACCAGCACAACCACCGGTCGCGATGCCGACTCAACCGGAAGACACCGAGGAGGAAGAAAAGAAAAAATTAAGAGAAAGCATTCTGGCGAATAACCAAAAAGCATTTAACCAACCAAACGGCCAAACATACCAAAAAGAATTTGAAGACGTTTTGAACAGTATGAGCAAAAATGATCTAATTTTATACGAAAAACTATCAAAAATCTTCCCTTGGAACTCATATAGTTATAAGGTGAGCGGCGCACACTATAGCCCAATGACAAAGCGAGTCATGATGGATTTATCGTGGAATACATTTGAGCAACACACGAACATGAATATAAAATCAGGAATAAGGACAAAGTTTCACGAGGAGTTTCACCAACTAGACGATGCACTCAGTGGAACGACACTTAGCAGATTTAGGCTGACAGACAGAACCGAAAAAATCGGCGGAGAGATGGAAGACGCCATCCAAGAAGACGTGATCGATTTTATTAATGAGGCGATAGAATGGGCAAACAAAAAATCAGGACTAAAAACGCCTAAAATAACAACATTAACAGCTATATCCGATGAAGCCAAAGACGCGACCGCTGATTATTTAAGAACAAAATATATAAACAGAGAGGACAAGGCCGCGATCGCAATGTTTACCGATGCAATAGGCGGAATAACGGAAGGCCAGATCACAAGAAATAGCATTGCGGCAGGATTTTGGGGACATAAGGACGATTATTACCAAATCAAAGGAAAACAAGCGGCAGGACTAGAGGCTTGGGCGGAATATGGAGCATACAGATTTATCTATAATGACGACACAAAGAAAAAAATAGAAAAAGTCATGCCAAAAACCATAAACACGATGAATAAAATCTATGACCAAATCGTCGAATATGCAAAAAACAACGAAATAATCATAAATACGCCATAGAGGAGATGAGCCATGAGAGTACTCAAGAGCGAAGCCAACCTCGAGACAATAACACTATACCCACTAGGAGATTGGCACCTTGGCTCGGAGCACTGCGACATTAAGACGATCGAGAGACAATTAGAAGAGATAAAACACGATAAAACCGCAAGGATAATTTTAATGGGAGATTTAGCAGAGACAGCAACCAAAGAGAGCGTTGGAGCAGGAGTATACGAGCAGGAACAGAACGCACAACAACAAATGATGCGAGTTAAGAACCTACTTCATCCATACCGGAATATAATCGACGGAGTCGTGACCGGAAACCACGAAGAGCGAATATATAAGCAAAGCGGTTTTGATTTAAGCCTTTATCTATGCCAATTACTAGACTTAGAGCCCAAATATATGAGATACCAAGGCGTCGTCGGTTACGTAATAGGCAAGAGGAGCTTCTTGGTTAACGTATGGCATGGAGCAGGAGGCGGAGGAAGTGCAGGTGCTTCGCTAAACAAACTACAGAAGCAAAGCGAATACGTGCTCGCGGATATCTATCTTATGGGACATGTACACAAGCGGCAAGTCCACACCAAGCAAATGATGATTCCGAATCCGAGATACGAGAAAAAAGAAGTAATAATGCAATATTTTGTAGCAACCGGATCATCATTAGACTATGAAAATTCATACGCGGAAAGTGCAGGGATGAGCCCGAGCCAAAAAGGATTTACCAAAATCAGAATGTGGACAGAATTTCAACAGACCGAAGAGGCAAGAGAACGACAGAAAAGAATTGAAGTTATAATATGAGGTGAGGACATGGGATCGGAACCGATGAACAACAGCATACAAGTCCGAGGATTCGCCCGGAAGACTATGGATTTTGAGCACAGCAAAATTCACGACGGCAGAGGATATGACGTTGACGTAGAATTCACCCTAACCGGAACGGCCTCCAACTACTACCATTTGCAGACAGGCGATTATAATATACACCTAAAAGACTTGGAAATGACGACCGACAAAAACGACGTCAAGGCATGGCTTTTCATTGATTCAGCCGTAACCAAGAGCACTTCACCACTTGCGATAACGATACACAACAGCGATCACAACAGCGATAATGTATGCAGTATGAGTTTATACACAAACTCCACAATAACAAACGAAGGAACAATCCGCAAAGTAAATTTTATAGCAGGAAGCACAGGACAAGCACAGGACACAAGCGGCGGAACTAATACTTATGACCTATGGGAGTTTATAACAAAAAAGAACGAGGACTATTTGCTCAAGATACAAAGAATTGTGGCAGATGGAAACACAAAGGGAACTTTTAGGCTTAGAATGTATGAAGAAACATAAGGAGGAAATACCATGCCACTACCTAAACCGAAGCCGGCAGAAGATGAAGAGATTTTCTTATCGCGATGCATGAGCGACGCCACTATGATACAGGAGTTTGGGAAGCTCGAACAACGGTTCGCGGTTTGCCAAATTCAATGGGAAAGTTACGAGGACTATTTAGAAGAAGAGACAGAGGAAGAAGACGAAATCGACGAAACGCAACTCCAAGTTTTGATTGAGAAAGTAAAACAAATAACCAACTTTCCACAGCAAGGAGACGACGAGACCGTCAGTCTACAGAATAGCAAATATGAGCTTTTCCCGATCGATTACGCCGAGTGGGTAAAGGACAACTATCCAGAAGTTTGGAACCTTGGAGGAAATATTCTCGGCAATGAACAGTACAGGCATTTGCTAGAGATACGACAAAACGACATACCGACAGACGACTTGACCAAGCGGCAGGATGAAGCAATCAGGCTTCGCGAGGCTTGGAGCGCTAGACACTTTGAGAACCTAAGACCGGCCGGAGTTGTTGCGCAAATGAAATGGCACACAGTCGGATCACGAGGCCTCGACTACATGAAAAAACTAATGAATGAGGAAATTCAAAAACGATACGGAGGCGAAGAGTGATGCAATTTAAGGCAATCAAATTCGAAACGAAAGCCATCGCGGAGAACAAATTCGAAGGATACGCGTCGTATTTTAACAATATTGACGCATACGACGACATAATCGAGCGCGGAGCTTTTAAGAAGACGATCGCAGAAAACAAAGGGAGAGTCAAAGTGCTCTGGCAACATGATGCCGCGGAACCAATAGGAGTACCGGAGGAAATGTTCGAAGATGATAATGGCCTATATGTTAAGGCCAAAATAAGCATGACCGACACAGGGAAAAAAGCCATGACACTGATCAGAGACGGAGTCATAACCGAGATGAGCATCGGTTACGACGTCGTCAAAGATGACTTCAAAATGATGGGCAACCGAAAAGTCCGGATGCTCAAAGAAGTAAGGCTTTGGGAATTCAGCCCGGTGACTTTCGCCGCCAATGATAAAGCCAAAATAATGAAGATGAGAAGTTTGCTAGAAACCGCAAAGGGTGCTAATATAGATTTGGTAATGTCATATATAAAATCACTTGAGAGCCAGCCGCCTAAAGGCACTGACGAAATCGAGCCGGAAGCCATAATCGAATTGATAAAAAATATCAAGGAGAAAAGAACATGACCAAAGGGAACAAACCTAAACAGCCAAAGAAGCCAACAACAAAAAATAAAACTTCAACCAGAATCACGAAAACCAAGCTCCCGTTTGAATACAAACAGCTGGGAGCATATCCAGTCTAATAAAAAGGAAGGAAGATGAGCGATGAGCATTAACGAAATTCAAAAAGCGATCGCAGACGCAATCTCCAACGGCGTCAGCAAAGAAGACCTAAAAAGCCTCGAGATTAAATTCATGGAGGCACTAGACCAGCGGAACGGAGACCAGCGAGACGTTGAGTCGCTATTATCCAAGTTTCAAACGGAGATGGAGACTAAGCTCGCAGGACTACAATCGAGCCAAGCCAAAGCAGGATTTGCACCCGGCAAAAAGACGGACACTTTCGGCGACTTTTTAGTTAAAGTCCGACATGGCGACGCGGAGCTTAAAGCATGGACACGCAAAAACCTTGTCGAGAACACCGGAGACTTGGGAGGCTATCTAGTACCGGAAGAATTCATGAACGAAGTGCTCCGAGTACAGCTCGAAGAAACGGTCGTTAGACGTAACGGCGCCCGAGTAATTCCAATGAACAGCCCGATCATGAAAATTCCGAGCCTAAACATGGCATCCAACGCAAGCGGTTCGCTTTTCGGCGGAGTAACAGCATATTGGGGAGGAGAAGCGGCAGAAAAGACCGAGTCCAACCCTAAATTTAAACAAATCACGCTCGAAGCCAAAAAGCTAATCGGATACGTAGAGTCATCGGATGAGCTAATCGACGATTCGATTATTTCAATGGGGCAATTGCTAAGCGACGTATTTTCACAGACGATCGCATTTGAGGAAGACGCGGCCTTTTTAACGGGGAACGGCGTAAACAAACCACTCGGAATCATCAACTCCGGCGCAACCGTAACCGTAAACCGAGCGGCAACAAATAGCGTACAGACAACCGACCTCGTAAACATGCTCGCTAGATTTTACCGAAGAGGCGGAACACCCGTTTGGGTAATCAACCAAAGCGTGCTTCCGGATATTTATAAGCTAAAAGATGAGAACAGCAACTATATTTTACTACCCGGTTTTAACAGCAACATCAGCCAAGCACTACCTACCACAATTTACGGAATCCCGGTCATCGTTTCCGAAAAGCTACCAGCCAAAGGAACGGCAGGCGACGTGATGCTTGCAGATTTCCGATATTACGTAATTGGAGACAGACAGCGCTTAACAATAGAAGAAAGCATGCACGTAAAATTTAAGTTTGACGAGAAGGCTTGGCGCTTTGTACAGCGAGTCGACGGACAGTGCTGGCTCGACAGCGCGATCACACCACGCGCAGGCGGACAGACAATTTCACCATTTGTCATTTTAGGCGATTATTCCGCATAGGAAAGGAGACCACAGCGATGGAAAGAATATATGAAAGAGTAGCATTCACCAGCGCGATCGAGGCAACGGCCTCGACCGTAGCAGTTTCATCCAGCGAGCTGGTGGACATGAAGGACTTCACCGAGTATTTGGCCATTATCAATCAAGGAGTAGCGACAACAGCCGGCACGATCACCGTAACGATTTGGCAGTCGACTTCTTCCACATGGGCAGGAGCAGTTGCGACTTCGCTCAAGACCCTAACAGGATCATCGCAGACAGCAAGCAGATTCTTAACGGTTTCAGTACTAGAATCCGAAATCACAGAAGGCAGACGGTTCTTGGGCGTACATGTAGCGAAAGCAGACACAGCATCCGGAATCGCGGCAACTATCGCACGAGACGGAGATCGCTATTTAGGATAATGAACGGGGCGCGGATAGATTGGCCGATCGAAAGCGGTTTCCCTGCCGTTTCCGCGCCATACAAGGGAATAACATAAGGGAGTGTTAAAATGACCAAAGTGATGATTGGAGTACCGGTTCACAGACCGATCGAGTTTAAAGTTTTTGAAAGCTTTATAAGAATGACCAATATGAAAAGCAGTATAGAATATTCCTTCGCAATGGTATCGAATAGCCTAATTTACGATGCAAGAGAGTACATCG